TTAGCAGCCGTTTGATAGCCCGAATCATTGGTAAAGCTAGATACGTTTGTAGGTACGCTTGGGATAACAGGAGTGCCTGTAATCTCGCTATAAGCATAAGTAGGCTTAGTTGCTGCTTTAGCCCATGCAGATACGTCAGACGCAGGTAGCGTAGTAGGTATAGTGGGTTTGTTGCTCAGATCAGTGTAAGCACCTGTAGTAGCAACAGTAGCAAAGGTGGGTTTACCCACCAATGAAGCCCAAGTAGGAGTAGCCCCACTTACCGCAGTAGCAACCTGTGAAGCGGTTTGATACCCTAAGTCATTCGTAAACGCAGATACAGCCGTAGGTACAGTAGGTATCGTGGGTTTATTAGTCAGATCAGCATAGGAACCACTAAAGAAGCTAGGCTTACCTGTAAGGCTATCCCAAGTAGGAGTAGCCGCAGCTACAGCAGTACTTACCTGTGTAGCATTCTGATAGCCAGCATCATTAGATAATTGAGAAACCAACGTGGGAATAGTTGGTTTATTAATCAAAGAGTTATAGTCAGAAGTACCAGAGCTACTACCACGTAGATTAATGGCATTTGTATCTACAAAAGTAGCATACGTCTTTGGGCCATAGAGAATACCTGTACTAGGCTGTATGTAGTAATCACCGTCAATACCTATGCCATCATTTGGAGGGCCTATGTCTTGCATTATTACAGTTGAACCAGTACCAAATGCATATGCCCCCCATACTCCATTAGCCTTTACTTCATAGAAAGCATAGGTCTGTTCATCAAAGTAATAATCACCATCAACACCTACAGAATCAATTGGCGCACCATTACCACGAAGAATATTAATAATGGTTTGTGGGTTATTCAAAAGTGATGCAAGAGTCGTAATAGGTGACTTTGACCATCCTTGATAAGGGTCTTTAATCCATACAACCCCGCTCGTAGTAGAAATAAATGTATCACCAGCATTACCACCTGATCCGTTATGTTCAGGTGGAACATCATATACATAAATCCTTGATCCATTAGCACCTGCAATACCAGCAGCACCAGTAGTACCTGCCATAGATATAGAAGGTGTCCCTACAAATGTAGAGTTTGTAAATGGGCCATGCATAACCCATGAACTAGTATCAATGTAGAAGTCACCTTCCTTTGCACCAAATGGTGTATTGGTAGGAGTCCATATACCACCAGTAAAAGGGGCAAAGGATGTATTGGCTACAAGAACAGGCCCCCAAATACCGTTTGTCTTAGGGCCATAGATATTTGCGTAGGTGTAGTCCCAAGCAAAATCACCATCTATACCGTCTAAAGCTGTAGGAATACCATCTACGTTGATGGAATTCCATACACCATTAGTAGGAGTCGGATCAAACGTAGCTACAACGTTGTTACCTTCCCACCCACCATTAGTACCAATAAACTTTATAACTTTTCCAGTGGAAAGATTAATGTAAATGCTTCCTTCAGCACCATTACCATAAGAGTTTAAAGACTCAGGAGGATTACCATAGGAATAAATCTTTGTACCACTAGAACCATCAGCACCCTTAGGAATACTGAAGTCTAAGATAGCAGCAGTGGTAGTACCTACGTTAACAATCGTAGCAGGGCTATTAGGTGCACCTGTAGCAACGTTACCAATAACGATAGATGCAGAGCCTTCACCTTGAGGGCCGATATCACCCTTAGGGCCAATATCCCCACGATCACCCTTAATACCTTGTGCCCCCCTAGGGCCTTGAGTACCTTCAGAAATGATCTTAGCAGGAGCTTCTTCAATCACTGCTATTAAACTATTGTCAGTTACTTGCAGATTAGGCACGGGTAACCTCCTTAGAAATCTTTACCTTGCCCTTAGCAAGACGGTATACGTAAGATTCACCAGACACTTCAGCAAACTGAATTTCAAGGTCATAAACAGCAGCAGTAAAAGTAAGTGCAGCAGTTTCAGTAGCTGTAAGGTGCAGAGTGATCTTCCCAAACGTAGGATCAATCTTGATACGGTTGTTCTCAGTAGTAAGTTCTAACAGCGTAGTAGCATCATCAATAGACGTTCTCCACTGACTACGAGCAGTAGCACCAGTTAAATCAATAGGAGTAATACCGTCTTCTTGAAACCATGTAAGAACCTTAGAAAAGGTAGCACCCTGTTCTAGTTCCAGATTAAGCAAAGCAGCAGCCACGATTAGTTACCTCCCATGTTCATAGGGTTCATATCCATAGGAGGATTAGCATTAGGGTCTATAGCATTAGGGTCTACAGGTGCGTTCTTAGCCTCTAACAGGGCTACACGGCTTTCTAATACGCTTGTCTCATTCTCATTAGCGTCAATGGCATCAAGCAAAGGCTGTATATCTGCTTCTTCCATATTGGAGAAGTCAAGATTAACAATCTGCTTCTTCTTAGCAGCAATAACTTCAGCAGGAAAGCCTGTAGCTTGGTAAGAAACCAAGTTAGCCATTTCAGCAGTTACATCAGCAATTTCAAAGCTCTTTGCATAAGCTACCGTAGTTGTATTTTCAATCTTCAACCAACGAGAAACCATATCAAACATGCGTCTTTCAAGGTCTTCACCTTTTCTTGCGAAAGCAGCAAGTGCAGCATTAAGAGTTTGAAAACGAATGGTTAACGCAATACCTGATTCAGTACGGTTAGCAAGATCAACGTTTAAAGAAATCTCTTTGATCTTGGTTTCAAGTTCAGAGATAGTCTTCAGAATGGTGTCAGCAGGGCCACTAGAAGGGCTTGCAAAGCTAGGAGCTTGATTACCTGAGTACACCAGCATGTTAGAAGTACCAACTGCCTCAGAAAGTGAAGCAGCATCAAAGCTACCTTGCTGTTCTAGAGGGATTTGATAAGTCAACAGTGAGAATGTCTGACTACGCAGAATCTCATCTAACTCACTCTGCAAGTTATACAGACGCTTTGATAACGCTGCAATCTGACTAAACGTACCCATAGAAGGGAAGTTGTAGTTCTCACTAAAGGCTAATACAGGGCAGCAACCTAGCCCATGCTCAGCACCTTCAATAATCGCACCGTTAATAGAAACAGACCAAGACGTTTTATCCCAAGAACGGATTACAGATTGCAATCTACCCTGAGCCATCATGGAAGTCTGAATGCTGATGCTCTCTAACTGTCCCTGTGGGTTAAGACTGAAAGAACGTACATCTTCAATGTTCAGTTCCACAAGGTAAGGAAAGAAACGAGTATCTAATTGATTCTGTAAGTCTGTAGGCTGAAAGTTAGGCATTTCAACCAGCAACAGACCACAACCCTTAGCCTTAGCCTTTGTGTAGAAGTTAGAAAGGAAAATATCTAGGTTATTACCTCTCCAATCGCAATCAGCAACAAACTTTTCTACTAAAGGATGTGCTACTTCACGTTCTACAGGGCGTTTAGCAAGATAACCAGTAAAACGAGTGCAAGCAGGTTGAAGGTAGTTAACGTAATAGGCCAATGCCTTACGGTTTTCAAACTTCTTATCAGATTCCCTGCTGAAGCGCACGAGATATCCACCGTTTGTAAATCCACCCTCACCTGTATAAGCATCAGAGATAAACTTATATACAGAGGTATCTAACCCCATACCAAAGTAGTTAGTAGTCATCTTAGATAGCCTTCTTTGTACGCATTAAGGGCAAGGTAGCAGCTAAGGTAACGTCCATACCTCTACGTACCCGCGCTAGAAAGGTAAGTTGATTGATTCCGTTAGCCTTAGCTACGTCACTACCAAGCTCACCCGTAGGCAAGACCTTTACGTAATTTCTATTACGTGCTTGTTCTGTTTTAGTTGCCCAACGGCAGTTATCAGGAGAGTAACCCTTAGAGTTATCAATACGATCAATAGTAAGATCGTCTGAGTAACCGTTAGCTAAGGCCCATTCCTTAAACGCTGTAAAAGAAGTAGCCCATTCTTCACAAACAGAGATACCAATATAGGATTTCTGATCTTGCTTAGAACAGCGGTACTTCATACCATCCCATACCTTGTGTAAGCGGGTATAGGACATTCCATGCGTCAGGCTAGCGCAGTGTCTGCAACCTACTTGACCATTCTTCAGTGCGCCCCCTGCTACTACTGCTGAACCACCACAATCACAAAGGCAGTTCCACATAGGTTGTATACCCTTATTAGGGGCGCGAGATACAACAGTAAGCTTATTAAACTTTAAACCAGTAAGATCAACTACAGACTTAACCATCTTATAACCCCCTAAAACTAAGGAGATTATACTTTGTTTTAAACTACCTAAGAGTTTAACAAACTTAACAAGATGCCCACCAGTTTGAAAGCCACCAGTACCTTCAAAGGCTTCTGAAATGAATTTGTACTGACCAGTGTCAATACCCATCCCGAATGTATTAGTACTCATAAAGGCATTCCTCTTAATGCCTATAGAGTAAGTTTTACGGGTTCACTATTCAGCCAATTTAACGCAGAAATTTAGTTTTTGATTTTTCTCTTTTGTTTATTGGTCTTTTTAACAACCATATCTTCATAAGCCCACATAAGTTCGCTAAAGATAGCTTGAATACAGTAGGCTTCAAACTCCTTTGACTCGTTAAATTCCCCAATGTGATCAACTATGTATTGCCAAATATGAACTGCTTCATGGCATAGAAGGCCAGCAATCTCTATACCAGTATTGTTAGCAATAACGTCTTTATGGATACACACTAGAGCTATAGGTTTTCCTTCTTTATCATCAAAGAAGTGAGTAGTACCCCTTGCTGTTCCATTAGTAGTAAAAGGAGGTGGATACTTTTTACCTAACCTATGCATTTCATTAATGTAGTCATCTTCATCTACACAGAGAGCATAGTAGTGTGAACTTTGGAAGATATCTCTACTGCACCATTGAACTGTTTTCATACATCCCCCAAAAGAGGGATTTGATAATCTTTTCCAGAACGTGAGTTAAGGTAGTCCCTTAGATCACCACCGTCTTCAATGTACTTTCTAGCACCAGCAGGTAAGATACCTTTAGCTTCTTCATCAGACAGTGAATCAAGGTAAGCACGTTCAGCATTTACATCTAACTTAGCATCAGGGTTAGCTTGTAGATCAAGACGTACTACCAATTTGCATCTACAGTGGGGATGAAATGGAGCTACAGGAGCTTCATCTTTAGGATAGACCCCCTGCCCCATCCCGTACCTATCTGGATCACCAAAGAGATTGCAGTAATCATAGGTATGGGCACCAGAGTAGCGAACCTGTACCCATTCAACATCATCCCTACCCTGAATCTTCTTAGCCTGTTGCTTATTAAATGCTCTAACAGCTTCAGTCTGAGCCATACGATTGGCGTAGTAGCGCATTTTCTCTGCTGTAGCACTACGTAATGCATTGTCAAGAGCCTTCTTACCAGCTTCCTTTTCTACCTTGTCAATGAGTTGAAGATAAGCAGCACGTAAAGCAGGGGTCTTAAGATCACTTGCAATGAGTTTGGCTATCTGCCTATCAACCTCACCCGCAAACTCTCCTACAGCCTCTTTTAGGTACTTTGGCAGTACCTTCTTAGCTTGTAGAACCTCTTGTGATGCAGGGTTAATGTCATACCCACTGTAGAGGTCAAGAGCCAGCTTACGTAAGTCAATGAATCCCTTCAAATGGTTTTCAATGATCTGCTTAGCCTCTTGTGCTACTTCCTTAGCGTTTACGTAAATCTTGGAAGACAGAGACAGCTTACCTACTGGATATTCCAGCATTTGAGTAGGTGTAAACGGCTTTTGTAGAAGCTGAGTAAAAGCACCTGCCATAAGAGCAGCATATTCAGGGATGAAACCCTTACTGAAAGAAAGATAAATACTCTCTAATGCCTGTTGTGGTGATATACCAGCTTCCAGCATTTGAATGAGATTAACATATTTCTCCTTTGCAAGCTTATCAATATCTACATTTAGATTATCTAGAATGGAAATATAAGCAACCATTACATTTTCTCCTTTGCAATTTCCGTCAATCTTTTACGGTCTTCAGCTACTTTCTTATGGAAGTTACTGTTAATAGAATTATTAACCAATGAGTAAGCCCAAGTCTTGGAGATACTAAAGTTCTGAATAAGAATCTGCACAGCATCAGCCTTCTTAAAGCCCCTTCTAATGAGCTTATCGGCTAAGTCTTGTCTACCATGCTTATCAGGACGATAACTAAAGAACACCCTACGACCTTCAAAGTGTTCAATAAGTAAATCTTTAACTACCTCTTTGTCTAGAGGCTCAGGCAGTTCTTGTAACTATTGTAGGAATACGTAGAAAGGATTAGCCATAATGAACCTCACAGAGTAGGAATAAGAATACCAAGGGGGAGATTAGATACAAACTTAGATGTTTCGTAGGCAATACTCATACTGTCTACCATGTCATCATTAGTACCAACAGGGAAAGAAAGTAGTTCAGCCTCTACTACTGGATCAAAGGCAGTAGGAAAGTAAACTAGGTTCTGTTCAAACTTAGCCAGTAAAGGTAGGAAACGAACTACCTTAGACTTATCAGGATGAATCCCCCGAATTGGTAGCTTTGTCTGTCTTACTAACTCTTGAACTACAGCCGCTTGATATTGAACAGCTTCAATCCCTATTAAGGCAGGATTCCATTTAGCTGCTAAACGTTGTATCTCTAAGAGGATTTGATTAAATGGTTTCTTGAATCTAATGGTTTCACGTATGTAGACTTCTCCATTAGGTAGAGTAGTCATTACAGTGATAGCACACCAATCAGCAGATTCTTTTTGAGAGATTGCTAAGTCAACCCCCATTGTTGTATGCCCTACCTTAGGGTCTAACAATGATTTGTAGCGGAACATATCGCTACGTACTAACGTACCAAGCAGGTTTACAAAGTCTGCTTCATATTCTTGTAGGTAAACAAGAAAAGGTAAATCCCTCTTAGCGTCTTCTATTTCCTTAGGGTTAATGTAAGGATTATCAGAAGTCTTCATCCTGAAGGACTGCCAATCAGACCTTCTTTCAGGATTCTTTACGTCACCATAAGCAAATAGGTTCTTAAAGTAGTTAGAACCGTTAGTAGAGGATATGAATAAGGCTGAGCCTTGATAGTCACTTAGAGTAGGACGTAAAGCCTGATTCCAAGAGGTTTCAAGGTTCTTTATGTGTGCTGCTTCATCAATGACTAAACGAGAGAACTTTAAAGAACGACCAGCAGCAGGATCATCAAGGGAAAGGAATTGAATGCTTCCCCCACCTACCAGTTCAATACGCTTGTCAGTAGAGTTTGAACGTTTGGTAACTGGTGCTAGCAGTTCAGAAGCTTCTCTCCACGTAGCTAACAGGTATTTGTAGTTGGGAGCAGCCCACCCTACAGGATATCCTTCTAGTGCACCCTTAGAACCGTCTAGAACGTCATCTAAGCCCATTGCAGACTTACCGAAGCGTCTACCCGCAGCAAGGCACGTAAAACGCTTACGGTTAGCTTTAATGAATCTCTGCGCCTTGTGTAACTTGGGCAGAGTAAGGGTTACTGTCTTAGCCATCTACAGCCGTGCTAGGAGCTTTCACAAGCTGTAGGTTTGGCTGTATGGTATTGGATGTGGTATCTGTAATCTGATCTTGGTAAGCACTAAAGTCTTCTAGCACTTCTAAGGGCTTTTCTGCCCGTTCAATCTGAACTGTAATATTGGTATCTTGTTGCTGAGATAGTAAGCCAGTAAGCTTAGCAATCTGTTCATTAGCCGCTATAGCGTATTTAGGGCTAACCATTAGCTTAGTTTTCTTATTGATCTGAATTGAGTACTCTAAGACTTTCTTAGCATTCTCTACTAGCCATTCAGTAGTAATCTGAGTCTTCTTAGCTAACTCTGCTTGTTGAATAGCTAACTCAGCTTTCTTTTCTTCTAGGTAAGCTTTTACCTTAACGTTTCCTAATAAGTTTGAACCTTTAACACTAGCACCGTTAGAGCTATAACCAGCAGTAATAACAGACTGAGTAGCATTACCAGTTTTCAGGTAACTATCTGCAAAGGCTTGTTGCTTATGGTTAAGAGTCATACCTTACGCCTCTGTTTTGTCAAGGGTAAGAGGGAACACAACCTCTAATGCATCGTAGGCAGATTGTGTGTATTGAGCATCTTCAGGGGTTCTAGGATGTAAACGTATTTCAGTACGAGTAACCGTAGTACCTGATCTAGTCTTTACGTCTTTAATTATGATTGTGAATTTGAAGCGGGTAGATAGTAGAGAACCATCCCTTAAACATGTTTGATCACATAGATTAGAAACATACTCAGTTAGTTCTAGTTTATCAAACATTATCCCCACCTCTCGTAGTTCAGTTATATGGATTATAAAAGTACTAGTTTAAGAAAGCAAGGGGTATAACAACCATCGTAATTACGAGGGTTGAATTTCATGTTCGGTAATTACCGAAGTTGGAATTCCGACTTCGGAAATAAAAAAGGCCCCCATAGGAGCCTAGTAGAAAGTAAGAAGGATTACTTAATGAGAAATTCTTCTAGCTTATGCCCTTTATCAAGCATGGCTTGAATGGGTCTAGAAGGTTTCCCCCTACCTGACCAAGTTTCCCCTGTAGGTAGACGGTACTTAGGAGCAGGAGAAGCACGTACAGCTTTTACACCTGTAGAAGCTTTCTTAGCTTTTCCCCCAAATCCGAAATGGGTAGCAAGCTGTTCTACTGAGATTTCATAGTCAGCACAAATCTTCTCTATCTTGGTAAAGCCACTCTCTAAGGCTTCTGCTTCTGCTGCTGCTAATTGTTCAGCTATAAGAGCAGCTTGCTTACGTAGTTCTTCCACTTTTGATGCCATGATGTTCACTCCGTTGGGTTAAAACGTGGTGATCGTATTAGCATGTTTAAGCTTTGTCAATAGTGTTACAAGCACAAACCTACTACCCCTCTCCTATTAAACTTTATGAAATTCACTTGCAAAAGTAGTTTTAGAGGGGGGAAGAAGTAGAGAATAGGGCTAGGATTGATTTAACGGGCTTTTGGGGTGCTTTCCCTTAAAGTTGGTACTAGCACCCCATGTTTGTTTTTAACGCCTAAAAACACCCGTTTTTCTTTGCAGAGAGAGTAGCCTTAGGATTCAGCTTGTAGCACTTAGCGTAGTGCCTATCCATTTCCCACTTATAGATGATGCTGAAGTTCTTGATGATGTTGCTAGGAGTCATGTAGGAGTCTTTAGCAACCCACCAAAGCTGAGAGTTGTACTTGTCCTTAGCGTATTCTTGAAAGTCTTCCCAATTGGCAAACAGATCAAAGATGAAGTGATGTGTAAGGAAGTCTTGATCAAGTTCGTAAAGACGCTTCTGAACGTTGTTAAGGCATCCCCTATCTTGTGGGGATAACTGAACACCTTTAAGCCCACAGTGTTCTTCTAACGCAGTTACGTAAGCCTTGATTGCAGAGTACTGTTTCCAGTGAGCATCTTTAGCTTCTTTCTCTGTAATCTCTACCATGTACTCTCTACCGTCTTTACCGTACCAGTACTTAAAGCTCTTTTCTTCTTTTATAAAATTTTCTTCTTTTTCACACGTAGCTAAATTTTCTTCAATTTCCAATTTCTCTAAATTTTCTTCTTTAACAACTTTCTCTTTTTTCTTCTTTTCTTCTATCTTCTGGTTTTCTGTCTTCTTGTCTTCCCCTACGGATTTCTTTTGCGGAGCAAAGGGGGTAGTAACAGTTACGTTAGTAACTGGGTGTTCTGGCTGTTTGTCTTTCTCTCCCTCTTTCTCTAACTCCCAAACTCCCAATACCTCTACGTTAGTATACGACCCCCCAATTTGCTTGCAATTCGGTGTCAATTCACTGTCAAAAGGGATGCAATCTGCCTTCAATTCTGCATCAATAGAAGTGCCTTTTTTAGGGGGTAAAGGCTGTGTATGACCCCCCAAATGCAGGATAAATTCAGACAAAGTGTGCAGTGCTTTAAGGTTT